ACGTGAGTGTTATTGTGAAAGGTGCTGTCGCTTATAAACCTAATTTTTCTATTAGCGTGTGTTGTTGCATCAGGCAAAGTGTAAACCGCTGTACCGTTACCACCAGACCAAGATAATTTAATTAATTGTGCATTGTCGTAAGTTGTTGCATCAAGGTCAACGTTGTTGCCAGCACTTGCGGTCTTAGCAACTGTAATTAATTTATTAAAACTTGTTACTGATACTTTTTTGGTTGTGCTGCTTTGTACTAATGGTATTTCTTCAGAACCTGTTAGAGTGGTTGCGCTTGTTAGTTCGCTAATTTTTTTATCTGCCATTATTGATATAATTTATGAGTATTTTCCTGCATTAACTTGTCGCCATCTTCGGTATATAAAAAGAACAAGTATCTTGTGATATTGCCTATGCCTTGTGCTTGGAAGCTGCCATCACAACACTCCCGTGAGTAAGTTTTGCCGTCTTTACAAAGGCAACCCCTGCTGCCATCTTGTGGCGATGGGTTTTTTTCTTTATAATCCCTCATTTTTCAATTGGTACACAGTTCGGCACCTTTTTTCCATTTTTCATTTTGTAGCCAATCATCTCGTATCCATCCCAGCAAGGCTCTTTTAATTCTGCTTCTAGTAAATCTAACTCACGTAGCTTTGCACCAGCCCAACGCAAACCAGCTTTTCCACCCCAAAGCAAATAAGATATCGTTCCGCACGCTTCGTTGTCGCCCTCATCATAATATTCTTGCGCCCTGCTTAGGTAGCTAAACATCCGTTTAATAGTTTCAACTGTTACGGCTTCTTTTTTGGCTAATTGTTGCGCTCTAACTTTTCCAACTTGTGTTGCACACTTGTTATTCGCCTTTTCGTTTAATTCTATGCCCCGCTTTGCGTTATTACTAACCGCATCAGGGTAATCAGCATAAGACTCCAGTTCCTGCCCGCTAACGATCTGTTTTAGCTCTTGCAATAGTGCTTCTGCTTCTTGTTCTTCCATAGCACAAAGGTCGTCTTTTATTGTTTTGTCTTTTGGCCGCTCTGCCTTATCTGCAAAATAACCCTCAATACTAAAGCCTTTTACTCTGCCTGTTTTAACATAGTTTTCCCAGATGTCATCGTTAAGCACTTTCATAGATACCATCCAAGTACCTAGCGGAACTTCCATATCGTACATTCTGGTTTTATCTTTTTGTTCATCCTCAACAATCCAACTTTCTACAACCGACAAACCTGTTAGCGGCATTTGGTGTTCTAGTGTTGATTTGTTTTGGTTGCCATTTATAAAAAATAATTCGCTTGCTTTTCTAACAGTATCACGGCTAAAGTAAATGTAATACTCGTTATCTTCGTTGCGCCTGTAGATTGGTTTGTTAGGTATTAACGCAGCCCCCATAAGGATACGCTTTTCCTTGTCAACTTCGGCAAGTTTAAATTCCTGGCTTTTAAGTGCTATAAAATCTTCTTCAATAGCAGGGTTTTCAACAACGCTTATAGCTTCAATGCCAATAGCGTCATCCTCGTCAATAAAAAGTTCAACTATGTCCATATTATTACAATAGTATTTTTTAAAATTTGTTACCCGAGCGAAGCGTTTTCTACAATATTTCTATCTAGTGCTTGCTGGTTTGTTACTTCACTGCTAACAACAAAGGCCTTTACTGGTTGCTGCTGTTGTTCGCCTATTGCTTGTGCTAACTGGTTTTCTGGTGATGAACCTACTATGTTAAATGCTGGTGCTTGCCGTGGGCCTGCGACTGATGGTTCTTTTTCGTCAACTGGATCACCGATGCTTTGTATCTTTTTAACATTTGCAATACCTGATGCAACCGCTGCTGCTGCTGCGACCGCACCTAATGCAGGCCCAACAACTGGAATACCGACCATCGACTTATAGGCGGCCTGAGCTGCTGCATAAGTGTCTATCGTGGTTTGTGCTATTGCTGCGGCTTTACCTGCTTTGCTTTCTTCTCCAAATATTGCGGCTAAGTTGCCAAGGGTTTGTGATGCAATATCAAACTTAGCTTTAGCTGTTAGTTTATCCAGCTGCTCGCCCTCTAAGCGTTTTGTTTGTTCAAAGTCTGCAAGTTCTTGTTCAGCATCAGCCCTTGCCTGCGTCCCTTCTTTGTAAAGCGCAACCTTAGCAGTAAGCCGCTCACGTTCTATTTCTATTTCTTGGTTTAATGTATCACGCATAGATAGCAACCTTGCATAATCTCCAGTTATTTGTTCGTCATTAAACTTTAATAGTTCTATCCTGCGCCTTGCTTCGCCTTCTGCTGCGGTATTGTTGAGGTCAAGTAATTCCCTTTCTAAGGAACTGCGGTTGGTAAGCTGTTCGCTTCGGAACCCTTCTACTTGTGCTTCAATAGCGGCCCTTTCATTAAGGGCTTCTTGTAGTGCTATTTGTGATTCAATGTTATCTTCATTTTTAGCGAGCTCAAACTCTGCGGCCTTTATTCTATCTTCAACATTGGCTAACATTTGTTTTTCTTGCTTGTCTAATATACCTGCAAGCTTTTCGTTTGCTTCTATTCTATCCTGGATGGATGCCAAGTCGTTATCTCTTATTTGCCGCTGCTGTTCTGCTTGCCTGTCGTACTGTTCAATCAACCCTTGATTTATAACCGCACCTATTTCAGCCTGCTTGTTAAGTTCAACCTGCGCTGTTGCTGCATCTATTGTGCTGCTTGTGTAATCTGCAATCTTTTTTGCGCCCTCTGTTATTGTATCCGTAACCTTAACAAGTGTATCATCAACACCTGTTATGACATCCACAGATTCAACAAGTGCATCCTTAAATAATATATTAGCTTTTGTAAACTCACCAGCAAACAAAGCAGCAAACGCATCGCTTAACCTGCCAAGTACTTCGCCAGCTTGTTTAAATCTGTTTATCACTCCATCAAGGATAGCATTACCGAAGTCTTTTATTGCTTGTACAGGGTCGCTGAATATGCTTTTAAAATAGCCTACGACTGTGCCGAGGTTGGCTTCTAAGAAATTAAAAAAGTCATTAAAGGCGATGCTTAGGCTTTCAAAGGCAATATTAAAGAAGTCAACTACTTTTTGATTCTTGTTAAACACCTCGCCCAGTTTTGCAACCGCTGCAATCACTAAGCCTATCCCTAGCCCTTTTAAAGCTGTGCCAATACGCTTAACACCTTTTGCAGCAAGGCTAGAGTTCTTTTCTACCTTTTTAGTGCTTTCTACAATTTTTTTGTTCTGCGACTCTACTGTTTTTTCTAACTTTGTAATTTCTTTGTTAAGCTGTTCAATATCAAAAGCCGCTTCTTTGTATTTAGCTTCAAAGTCTATTGTTACTTTTGCCATAGCCCTTTATTAAGTTGTTTAAACCCTTCTTTTAAGTTTTCTGGATACTTATACTTGCCTAAAGCAATGGCAGTATATTCTCCTAAATTGTTTTCTTCCTTTGCTAGTTCTAGCAGTTCAAAAATATTGTTTATCATTCGTCACAGTATATTGCTCTTACTATTGTCGCAGTAGCTACTTCTATCTCTATCAAACCTCGCACTATTTCATTATCGTCTAATAAAGCCCACAATAAAAATTTAGCGTTTATTACGTGTTGCTCATAAGGGGTAGGGTTAGAAGGCCAAACAAAATAGAAGAAATTTGCTTGATTACCAAAAAAATCTATTCTTGGGTCGGTATCTACCCCCCCTGCACTAGTTAATTTTATTTGGTCTCCTACTTGTGGATTGTCACCTCCTCCGTTATGTTCGAACTGAAAATCGTATCCAAACGTAGTGCTGAAATCTCTATTGCAATAGTAATCTATACTGCTTTGCGGTATGCGTATATTTGTATAGCTAGAGTCTATGCTTGTCGCGTTTCTTAATATTGGTGTTGTTGTTTCTACAGGGCAATTATAAACCGCTACAACTTCTGCATTACTCCACTCAAATACAATGTATTTTATCGTTGTACCATTGTATGTGGTTGCTGTTATCTCAGTAGAATTATTTATGTCCGCAATAGCAAATGCACCGTATTTTCCTGTTCCACTTGCTGCCCCTGTTATTGTTGGGAATGATTGATTCCCGCCAGTATAATTATCCGTTGTTCTCTGTTTAATTCTATCTCCAAGAGAAGGTGTAGCTGCTGCGCCATTATGATATATTACATCAAATTGCTTAGTTACTCCACAAGTTCCAGCTCCTTGAGTTTGGCTTGCTTTGGATTCTATTTGTGTTAGTGTAGGTATTGTGCTGTATCCGGTTGTTGTACCTAATCCTGCAGACAATACTAAGAATTTAGTTTCTGCCTGTGCATCTGGCTCCCCATCGCCATCAGAATCACCGAAGTCTGCTGTGTAGCTATTTGTATCATCTACTGTAATTAATGAACTGTCGGCTGTTGCGCCTAATCCTGCGTCTGTGCTTTCGCTAAATACGGAACTAATTACGTCTGCTTCATCAAAGTTTTCGTCTGTGTTTGTTCTTACATAGAACCTTCCAAAGCGTGTTGCGGGGTCAGATAACTCGTCTATTATAGTTTGTTTTGTTCCTGCCGTTAATGATTGCTGTCCTGCTGACCTTGTAACTGGTATTACTGTAATGTTACTATCTGCTTTTAGTGTGTCTATATCGTTTGAAGCGTTAAGAGTAGATGCTGAGGTTGCAATAAGAAATCCGTACTCATCGATATTGTCTGCACCACAGAGCTTACCTGATTTTGTAATGGTGTATTTAAACGTGATTTTACTTGCTTCTCCGATATGCGCAGCCTCTTGTATAGTTGCTGCTGTTACCTCACAAGCCTCTTCTGTTGTAGGCTCTACAAAATTGCTTGGAATTGTATCCGGTACAGGCTCTGACTCGCTAGGTAATACGAATCCGTCTGCGGTTACATTCCCACGGTCTGCGGTAAATAATGTCGTTTCTGCAGTTATGTCATTGCTTGAAACGTCTATTTCTACAGCGTCGTTGTTAACAGGTGTGTTAATTGTTTCAACAATATTGGTAAGCTCCAGCTTTGATTCGTTAGTTTCAAAATTGGTTGTTATTGTGTTAATCCTGTAAGTTTTGTCAAATATTTTTAATACATCTGCAAGGCTTAGTTCTTGTGTAATTTTTAGCGGTAAATAAGCCGTTAGCTTAGTAATGCGCTTTTTTTCGTCAAACAAGTCAACAAGGTAATCCTTGTAATATGTTTCAAATAATGTTTTTTCATTCGGTGGCCCTGCATACTCGTCAAACTCAGCGTGGAAATTTAACGACTGCTCCATATGTTCTATTCGGTAGCTGCTCCATACGTCTACTGAGTTGCTAGGCATATAAGGGGCAGTGATATCTACCTTTGTACCTGCAAGATTCCTTGTTGCAATTTGCGCCTGTGAATCAGTTACTGCGTAAAATAAAAGCGGCTTGCCAGAAGTTGCCTCTTGGCTTTCGTTAACATACCAACCCCACTGAATCTTCGTAAGGTCGCCGAAGCCAACACCAACACCAGCATCACGCAACCTTTCAAACATCATATGTTCAAACGGTAGTTTAATTTCGTATGTTTTACCTTCAAACTTGCTAGCCATTTCAAACTCCAGCTTACCCCACTCTCTGTTATTTTGTGTTTTAAAGTTGTTAGCTAAAAAGGTTTTCGTTCCTTCGTAACCCAAGTTAATTTGCCTGTAAGGTATTGGGCTATCAACCTGTGATTTTTGCGTATCAACAAATTCTGTAATATCCCAAGTGTTTTGCGAACTGGCATAAAACGAATCAAGCGTTTGAACTATTATTTTACCGTTGTCATCAACGTAGGCTGTAAGGTTAAACATCTTAAAAAGCCCTGTTAAAAAGTCCACAACTTTCATTTCAGGCAGCTGTTTAATAATCGTTATTGGCGATTCCTGAAAAGTTGTTACGGTTGTGCTCATATACGCTTGCGACTTTGGGCTTCTTGTGCGTTTAATTAACAACTCAACTTCAAATGTATTAGCCTCCTCTGTTTCTATAAAAGCACTAAATTCGCCATTTTTAACCCTAATATCATCAACTTCTTCATTAACTCCAACTCCGTTTTTAGTATCCCCTTCTAGGCCGTCAAACCTTTTAAATTCTGTGCCGTTTTGATATATAACAAGGTTGTAAGTTTGTGTATCGTCAGCAGGGTAAACCCAATAACGCAGGTCAAATCTTACTTTATTGTTTGTGTTATTTAGTTCAACGCTGCCATTTTTAACCGCTAACCCTGGAAATATTGTTGAGCTTACACCTGCTCCGAAGATGCTGGTGCTGCTTACCTGAAAGCCTGTAACTTGAAAGGCACTATCTTGGTCAGTAAAAAGCCCGCCTGCCTTAGTATGCAGCCACAGGTATAAGTTGTAATAATTTTCGTTAGTAGTGCTAAAAAAGTCCTCTGAGAACTCAATGTTATATTTGTATTCTATTGCTTTAATAATAGCGTGTACCCTTAACGCAGGTTTTAACTGGTTAAAAGATACCCCATTATTTGACCCAGTAGTATAAAGATTATTAGCCTCATTTGCAGTTGTATCGTATATTAGGCGCGAGCTGTGCGTTATTAATGGAAATATAATTGCATCTTCTATTTGATCAACACCAATGTTATTATCAAGGCCGTTTGTTAAGTAGGACTGTATATTGGTGTCATTATAAGTAAAGTTAAAAGCACTTAGGCCGCTGAGGTTAGCTAACCTATCCTCCCCTAACAGATCAGTAAGCGTAACCGTGCTTCCGTAGAATGTAACCTTGTAAGATTCTGGCTCGTTGTTTTTAAGCGTCGTTCCTTCTAGTTTTATTTTGCCTTTTTTGTAAGGCTTGTAATTAACAAACAACTGCGCATCCTTTTTTCTACGTGCATCAAAGCCATCTATAAAATAATTGTAAAAGTGCTTAAATATTTTGTTATTTTGCTTAGAAGCTGGCACAGTAAAAGTTCTGGAGTAGTCGGTAAATACTTTTTTAATATCCCGCACATCTTGTATTGACCTTGTAAGGGTAATAGACTCATCCTTATACAATTCAACCTGCTGTCCTTCTACATATAACTGTACTGTTATCACTAGCGTATATTATTTATCTTGTCAAAGCCGAACTCAAAGTCAATTGTATAATCTATTAACTTGTCGTTTAATACTGTTTTTATTGGTGCTGATTTTGTTTGTGGTGTTATTGGTAACGTTTTACCCTCCCATCTAATCCAAACATTTTCTGACAACAACAACTCTTCTATTGATGCAGTCATAGTTTCTTTAATAAAACCTGTGTTTAGCGTCAGCTTTGTTTTACCGTTAACATTATACAACTGCCTTGAAGTGCTACTTGTTTTGTAAGTAACCGTTGAGGCGTTTATACTGTTTGTTTTATAGGTTTCAGAAGTAACCGTAAACGACTCACTTGATTTTTTAAAGAAGTACAAGTCTTGGAAAGCACCGTATTTATTTACAAAAGTTACTTTATAAGGTGTAAACTTAGGCTCACAGATGTTTTCTACTGTAATTGTTTTTAACAACGTTGCATCATCAGTATCGTACACCTTTACCTCACTTGAGTCTGCTGGTATTGTTATGTACTGAATCTTTTGGTTGCTGTTGCCGTTGTCTGTTATTTGTGTATCAACGCTGTCAATAGCTACTTTACCAACTCCCTCAGCAAATATTGGCAGCTTGCCAGCCGTGCCTTCTGGTAAATAAATAGTATTTGCTGTAATAAGTGCGTTCCTGCTTAACTCTGGGTTAATGCCTTCTTCAAAATAACCGTAACCCTCAACTGCTAAATAATTAAAAGTTTGTGGGTTATTAAAACTAAACAACTCATCTGCCTCGTTGTAATAATATACGGCTGCTGTAACCCAAACAGAATTACAAAGATAATCGTCATTAAACTCAATATCAATGTAATCCCTAACAAGTTCAGCAACCTCTAACACAATATTAGACTCACCTGTAATTTTCTTTTTTTCTAATGTATATTTTAGGTCGCTGCTGGAGTAACTACCAACTGTGCCGCTATATACATATAAATTTATTTCAACGCTTCCTAATGCCATTTTTTAATATTTATAATACCCCAAATTTCCCATCACCGCTATCTGTCCCATCCGTTGGGCAATTTCCTATCTGAACATCTTGCACAACACCGTTCCCATCTATTTGCCATAGGTAAAACTTGCCTGTTCCTTTCCCAGCGGTTGTTGTATTTGTTGAAACTGCATAATAAAAATCCCTGCCGTCAAAAGGTGAACTGTTTTGGCAAACCGTATGCCCAAGGGCCTCAGTTACTGTTGGCGATGTTGTTGTTATGCTTTTAGAAACAGTATATAAACCATCACAAAAATCTTTAGGGCTTGCTTTAGGCCCGCTAATCCTTACAGAAGTACTTCCGCACACAGGCAACTCAGCAGGCTGTGTTATTGTTTTTACACAATCAATAGTCCCTGTGTTGCTGTAACCGCTTGGAATATCTATTGTAAAGGTAACGTCTCTTGCTGTGTCTGTGCTAACTGGGTCAAAGCTTATAGGTGTAAAGCTGCTAATTGTTCCCAGCTGTGCTGTCCCTACATTTATTTGTCCTGCTGCTGATATTTTTTGCCCTGATAGGTTCGCAAGGTCACAGTCAAAAGTTGGGTCTGCCGCTGGTTGCGTAAAGTCTTTGCTACATTCTACAGTACTGCCTACGTTAGAATATCCTGCTGGTGCTGTAAGATCAAAGAAAATAGTAACAGACCTGTCGCTGCCTGTGTTGTTTGCTGTGTAGTTTGTTATGTTACTGCTCGCGTCTCCTGATGTTGTACGTGCTTGCCCTACTACTGCTAATGAATCTGGTTTTGTTAGTGTGCCGTCTTGTGCAATGCTACCACCTGTAAACCCTGCTTCGCTACAAGTAAAAGCAGTTGTTGGATTGTTTACAGTTACAGATATTGTCTGCGTTGCGGTACAGCTTCCACTTTCGTTATCAAATGCGCTTACTTGTATATTAGTTGACCCGCCTATTGCGTTTGATGATATTGTTAGGTCGTTGCCGTTTACAGAGGTGTTAACAAGGCTTGTCTTTGGGTTGTATATATTATATCCAGCTATTGCAACGTTTCCCTGTGTAAAATATGAACTTAGGTCTATTGTTTCACTATCCCCATCAACGTCAATTGTTTGTGCTGGTATGCTGCCGCTAGTGGTCGGCCCACCTGTACAGCTTACCGCAGGCTGTGATACAATCTTTGAACAATCTATATAGCCGTCGGCTGAGTTTGTAAACCCACTTGGAATAGATACCCTTACAACAATAGTTCTATCTGTTGCTGTACTTACTGTTGCGAATTTGTCATTACTAAAACCTGCATCGCTCGAAGTGATTGAGATTATTGTTCCATATTCTAATGTCGGTGCGGTAATTTGTCCCTGCTGATCAATACTCAAGTTGAGGATATTTGCAGTATCACAGGTAAAAGTTGGTGTTGTTGCCGTTGGCTCTGTAAGGTTAAGGTAAAAAGGGCTTCTTACATTTATTTTAGTGCTCATCTTAATCTATCTTGTTTTAGTGTGTAAGCCAAAAAGTCATCTACATCTAGTGCAAAGGTTTGTTCTAATTCTTTTGGCAGTTTAGCAAAAGCTTGCTCAAATGGCTTTGTAAAAAACAGGCTCGGCTTAATACCTTTTTTCTTTATGCTACGTGCAATTAAAAAGCCTATTGTATTATAATTACCTTTTTTGAATTTACCTTGTGCATCACGCAACCTAATTCCCCGCTTCTTTGCCCAGTTTGCCAAAGGCTTAACAGGTGGCATTTTACTTTTAAAGCTGTAAGGTGTATTGTATTTTTTTTCTGTACCGCTAACACCTTTGTCTTGATAAAGCCCATATTCTTCCATCTGGAACTCTACCTGTATTGAGTTAGGCCCTGCAACTACAATACCCTCTAAGCTTTCGTACAGCTTCTTAGAAACGTTTTTACGGCCTTTTGTAAGCCTTGTCCTTGCTTGCTGTATTACAAAATCTTTAAAGGCTTCTATCGCCGCCTGTGTTCTTTTTACTTCCATTAGTCGCAAATTGTCATATCGTTTTGCACAATTACGTCAAACGTTGCAGCCCATCCAGCCAGCTTGTTTTCAAACCTATCTACAAACGGCTCACAAGTAACATCGCCAGCAACTTGATACAGGTTAGTATATAAGTCGCCTCGCTGCAATTTGTTCAGCACCCTTGTTTGTAAAGCCAGTTGCGTATTTAATACGTCCTGCTCATTGTCGTTGCCTATAAATATGTCGCTTTCTTCATTATTGGTTATGTCTACAACATCCATAGAAAGCAGGCTAATATTAAACGTTAATGTCTTAGTTCCTACTGTGGTGTTGTTAACTATAATATGACTAAGCGGAAACATTGTTTGTTTATTAAGGTCAACGTCATCAATTGAACCATAGGTTACAGTATTAACAAAAGGCTCATCTATTAAAGCGTCTTTTAATTCTTTTATTACATTATGGAAACCTTTCATCGCTGTTTTATTAGTTTCTTTTCTAGTTCTATTTTATCTTTTTCAAAAGCAAGGTACATTAAACACTTGTGGAAGTTGAGTTTGGTAACTTGATCAAACTTGGTAACATCTCCCTTACTAATTGCATAGACTGATTGATACCAACCCCACTTCGCGCCAAAGTTTCCCTCTGTTGAGTAGTCAGCTTCTCCGCCCCCTGTTCCAAATAGTTCAGGGTAATTTTTACTAACTCGTTGTTTAAATTGTAAAAAAAAACCATAGCACCAAAAACAACATCAAGCGGCATTTTAAGCAGCTTGCTATTAGTGCCATTGTATTCTTCTATTTGGTATTTGTTGCCTTTTTTATATTTAATAGGCCTGTACAGCACGCTCATCGCTTTGTGCATATTAGGCCAGTCGCTAAGGTTTTCATCAAGATCAATGTACTCGCCTAGGCTCATATCATCCAGCACAGGTATAAAGCCGTACTCTACATCGTTTAAAAAGAAAGTTGGAATGAACTTGTGCTTAACGTCAAAAACCTTGTTTAAATGCCCTGCAACAACCTCAACACTTTTATACTTAATAGCTAATATGTCGCTTAACTCTAGGCCACAAAATATTTCTATCATCTTTTGTAGTAAAAAGGTGCTATTTTGGTTTTCCTTTGTATTAAGCTTTTCAAACCTTTGGTACTGGTCTAAGGTTATATCGTTAAGCGTGTCAGGTACGTTAATTTCTAACTGCATATTAATACAATAAATAAATTACAAATATGTATAAAAAGGGAAAGGCGGCCAAAGCCACCTAACCCCAATCAAACAAAAAAAACAAATGAAAAAAAAGTTATTGTTGTAAGATAAATCTTTTATAAGCGTATTTGTAAGCTGTTTCTATTGCTTCTAAAAGTTCTTTGCTGTTTTGTTTGTACTCTTTATTTCCTTCTACTTTGCCCTTGCCTTTGTAATCAATGTACAGGGTAACGTCAGGCTTAGGCCCTTTTTTAGTTGGCACTTGCACAACGTATATTCCCTCATACCAACAGGCAGTTTTCATTTTATGATAATCCAATTATATTAACAAAGTTATGTAATTTTTTTCCAATGGCATCCAGCCACAGTATAAAGTCTAATGATGCATACATAAAAACAAAGCCCAGCACAACAAACGCTAAGGCTTGTAATATAACTGTAATTACGTTTTTACGGTTTTCTTTTGCTGTTAATTCTTTATACATTAAAAAAGGTATGTTTTCTTCTTGTTTCATTGTTACTTAATTAAAGTTAAACTTAATTCTTTTGCAGCATAGTTTATATGCTTTTGCGTTGTTACTGACCACCAACCTAACTGATGGAGTTCAATGCCTTTTATTTCTGCAACTTTTGTCTTATAACTGTAAATAAAGTTGCCCTCACATTTAAGGTTTTGCTTGTACTTATTAAATACCATTGTTCTTTGTTTTTAAAAATGTTTTGTAAAGCCATTTGCTAACCAGCTTTTGAGTGACTTGCAACGATCTGCAGTTTTCAGAGCTATCCAGTTTTACAGGAGTCGAGCCTGCCATCCTACTAATTGGCGTTGGTATGTCACTCAATTGCCAGTATGTTTATGAACGTTTACTTTGCTAAAGTAATAAACATTTTATTAATACCAAACTTTTTTTCTATTTTTTTTAATAAATATAATATTGGCCTTTGTTAGGGTTTTCTAGTTGGTCGGTTAATACATAGCGTGCGGCATCTATGCAGTCGGGGTGAGCACCTGTTGGCTTTTGTAGTGTGTTGCCTTCTTTGTCCTTTGCCCAGATATAACCCTGTAATTCTTTTTTTAAGTTTTTGCTGTTTGCTGTTATATATATTTCATTTTGGTTTATTAGGTTAATACCATATACAACACTATCACGGCCCTTGCTTACAGGGTAAACAGCGTGTCCGTAACCAACAAGCTCCGCGATAGACTTAGGCTCTGCTGAATCTGCTATTATGTTTTCTGTAATACCTTGCTGGCTTAAGAACCTGCTTATATCCCTGTTAAGCATACCTTTTTTGTAAAGCACCTCATCAAATATATAGCTGTTATCCCATTTATATAAACCTATAAGGGTAGTTGGATCCACGCTATAACCGAAGTCCATTCCGTATGCCAAAAGCCTAGCCTCTTCAGGTAAGGCATCTATTTCTTTCCAATCAGGTATGCAAGCCCCCTCTAAAGTGCCAGTTTCACCAAGGCCGTACACCCTCCACCAGTTGGCCCAGTAGGTAGATGTTTTTGCTTTTTCCTTGGCCTTTTCTATTTCCCTAACTATTGTTTCAGGTAGTGCGTTGTTGTCTTTGTAGGTAAGTGTTATGTAATCCGTATCCTGCTTTCCTATTAATTCCTTGTCCACCCAGAACAGGGCTGATGGGTTGTAATCCAACCAAATTACCCCCGACGTTCTAACAGCCAATTGACTATAAGCATCAAAAGGCACGTTGTTACACTCATTAACGTACAAATCAGTACGACGTGCGCCACGTAACTTATCTGGGCTATCAGTTGAAAAAAACTCAATATAACTTCCATTGGTAAATGTATATTTTAATGTACTTCTATTAAACTGGCTATCGTTGTACCTGTTTAATCCTTTTAATATGGCTAAGAAATCTTTTAAAGCCCCCCTGCGAAGATGCGGTATTGATTCTGATACAACGCTTATTTCTTTGCCTTTGTTGTTTATAGCTTCGTTAATAAGCAAGGCAAGTATTGATACAGTCTTAGAGGCCGAGGTTCCGCCCTTTACAATACGGATCCTACTTTTAAGCTGCTGTAACTTTTTAAGGGCTTTTGTTTTTTTAACCTGCATAAAGGTTGAGTCACTTGGGTAAGGTTAGTCCAAGTCCTCAATAAAAAGCGGTAAGTCTTCGTTGATTGTAATGTCCTTTGTTTCTTTTGGCTTACCTACATAGTATTCAAGGTATAACTTTATCCAGCGTATATCGCCAGACTCTACACCTATTTTTAATGCTTCTAGGGCGGTATCTTCTAACGGCCCTAACCTTTCTACAAGCTTTATCTCTTCGCTTTTTGGCTTCCTGCCAGCGTAGCCCTTTGTAGAATGTCCACCGTTGTTTTTCCTACCATCCATAATTAAAAAACATTAATTAATTAATTATACAATACTTTTTTTTATAAAGTGTTAACTAAGCGTAGTACTTGTCAAGTGCTTTGTATTTGCTTTCTAGTTTAGCATATTCTTTAGCCATACGTTCTATCGTTTTCCTTTGGGCCAATACTTCTTCTTTTAACTCTATATATTTAGCTGCAATACTTTCACCCATTTCTATAACCTCATCAACTTCTGTAACAAGGTTTTTCAACCTGTTGTTAAGGGTTGTATAATGGTTTCTAAGGGTTACATCATATTCCATCCAAGTATTTAACTGCTGTATATTGTGTAATACGCTTGCGTAGTGCCTGCCAACCCCTAAGCCGATAGCTTGTAGGCTTAACCTTGTGTTATCCCTTGTTAGCTTAAAATATATTGCCCTTGCTTCTACATATTCCCTGCGGCGGCATTGCGTGTCAATTTTTAAGTCAAAATGTTTTTCTACTAGTTGTTTAATCGTTTCTTTGTTCATCTTCTATTTTATTTAATATTTCGTTTACTGTCATATATCCTGATTCGTGTATTGCTTTAAGTATGCCAGCACAAGCTTCGTACTCTTCTATTTTTTCATAGGCATCAATGGCTTCTTCTAGTTCCATTATGTCCCTGCCGCCTGCTATGTCTAATAAAGCTAAAAGGTAAAACTCTTGTACTAACTCTTTATTCAAAATAAGCTTTGCTGTTTATGCTGGTAATTATCCCTATCGTTGTTTAATACTTTTGTAATAAGGTTAAAATTACTAACAGAAAGCAAATCACGCAAATAATTTTTAAGATCGTAGCTATCGTTAAAGCTAAAGTCGTATCTTATATTGTTAACCCTAGTTTCAATAGACTTTAATTGCCTAGGTGTTTGACTGCTGCCTCTTATTGACCTACCCTTTTGGCCGCTGCCTTTTATCTTTATTATGTACGGCTTTGCTTTTGCAATAAAGTTTTTATTCATAAACCTATCGCCCTCAAAAAGGTTTACCCCCTTTACTTGTTCTAAAAACGCATCAAGGCTTGTCATTACAGACATACTTAATTTGTCGCTGCCTTGGAATATGCCGCCATCGTATTTGCCAGTTACATTTATAAAGCCGTTTGTATTGTAATGCAAAAGGCCAACGTTTGCAGCTTCATTACATTTATAGCTTTTAATAATGTTTTGCATCACGTATGTTTTTCCAACACCGCAGTTCCCTATTATTAAGATATTAATTTGTTCCATTATATTTCTAACTGTGTTTGGTTGCTGTACTTTGCAACGCAAAGCCTATCAGCCTTTTTTGTGGATAGTAAAAAGCCCATTTCTTGGCCACCAGTTTCTGTCCTAAATCCTGGGTAAAGCTTTAGCTCATTTTCTTTGTAATACTGTTGCAGGTGCTTTGTAGCAATTACCCAAAAGTTATTCACATCGCCAATAATATAAAACAGTTGTTTTGTTTTGGTGTCCCTAAATATTCCGCTGGGATATGTTTTACCACCGCTGTATCTTCTTTCTACAGATATATAAAGGTTGCCTGTGCTGTTATACATCTGGTCATTCTTTATTTCAAAGCCTTGCCTATTTTCACCCCTTGTAAATTGCCCGCTTTTACTTACATAGTGGCTAAGGGGGATACTGTGGTTGTCATTAAAATAGTCATAGACCTTTTCTTCAAACTCGTTTGCTTGTAATTGTTTTTGCTGTAACATAATTATAAAGTTAGGTAACCTGTTTTTTCTTGTTTTATTTCTTTTAGCTGTTCTGTTGGGCTTTTGCATTGGTACATATATTCCCTGTAATAAAGCACAAAGCTTATCCGCAGCCAATCAGGCTCGCAGTTAGTGTACTCTGTATTACCGTGCCACTTGTGTACATCAACAAAAAGCAGGTCTGTATTTTGCATATCAATAGCAACCCCATACTCTGGTAAAACAAAATAACCTCCGCCCCAATTTCCTTCCCTATATATTACAAGGTTTCCAAAGCCATCCCTAAAATCGCCAGAGTCTTGATGCACGGCTGTTCTAAAGTTTTTATTTACTGTTACCGTTGTAAAGCTTGTATCTTCTATTACGTAGTTTTTATTCGTGCCTAAAGCTATTGCTTTTTGTCGTGCGTAATGTTCAGGGCAAAGCTCCTCATACTTTTTGTCTATATATTGTACAAAAGGTATCCCAGCTTTAAACTCTTCAAAATACTTTTTTGCAAAAGCTGTTTTCCTGCAATAGTGTATCATTGCGCTTTTGTCCATATAACCAACGCTGCCAGACTCAACCTTGTTTCCAACTGTAATATTACTTACCGAGCCATCTTTGCGGATACGTTTGTGGCTGCTACCACTTGCCGCACCCCTGCTTTCAGTTAGCTCAATACTGTTTTTAAACGCATCTACACCGCTTTTAAGTAAGTCAAAAGGTATTGCCTTTTTACGGTATCTAAATAAAAGCTCACCTGTGTTATAATCGTAGCCATCGGCATTGCTTGTTATAACTTTGTTGTAATGCTCTTCTGTTAAATATTTTGTTTTAAGCTTTGCAGCTTCTTTATCACTTAACACCCTTTTAAGCCTATACTTCTCCATATCGTTCATTTAGTATTTTTAATAAAAAGTCGCTGAGGTTGCCCTTCTGCTGGTAATCTTCATTGTACTCTTTGCGGATGCCAACCTTGCACAGCTTTTTAAATTGTTTTAGTTCTTCCTTACTAAAATACAATATCGTTGTAGTGATTTCTGTTTCGTCTAGTGGGCTGTTGTCAATACCCCAGTTGTCCTCAAATAGTTTCATAATATACCTCGCATTACATATTGATCAATATCGTTGTCCTGTTCGAAAAAATATTTGTAATTGTCAACAGCTTGTTTAAACTTATACTCACCCCTTTTTAAAAAGTCATCACTTACATCAAACAAACCTATGTCGGTGCTTGCTTTATCAACTACTAAAAAAACAAAGTTCTTTTTATTAAATAGTTTTAGGTACATCCAAGCTTGCAGGTCGTAACCATACTTGTCGGCACTCCATTTAAAACTGTTAAGGTCCGCAGTAGTTTTTAGGTCTATAATAGTGTCGCCTTGTATTATATCGGCCTTCCCCCTAAAAGGTAGCCCCTCCATCATATCTATTGCAGGTACTTCGTACTCTGCTTTATTTAGCAAACGCAATGCAGCTTCGTTCCTAAGCAC